CTTATCTGGTGAATAGTAGGCTTATGAATCTTGACTAGTAAAAAGACCTTTTTCGTCTCTTTCGATAATTTTCATTTGTGGTTGTTGCTTTTGTTGGTTCATGTTAGCTATAAGTTGACCGATTGCCATTTGTATTGGGTTAATTGGCTCATGTTCACCTAAGCCTGGTATCTTTTCCACTACTGATCGTATTGCTATTGCTAATTTTTCATCTAATTCGATTAATCCGTCTTCAATTTTATGTCCTAGGTCTATTAATAGTTTGAAAACTACGCCAAAACCTACAATTATTGTTCCTATAATATAGAGTGTCTCCATCATGACCTGTCCCATCCTCCATCGGCTCTTAAAACCCCCCCAGACCCCAATCCCAATCCTTTTAATTCAATCATGAGTCGCTAAGTACCTTAGCAGGCGATATGCAATCGCATTTGTCTCAAAAAATCTGGCGATTTTTCGTTGCGGCTAATCGCCGCGCGTATTATATAGTCCTAATAGGGCAGAATCGATATTATGGAGCGCGACTATCGGTTTGACGACAAGTGTTGTATTTGCAGAATACATCAAAGATACAAAGATGAAAAAATGAGATTATGGGGCATTTGTGAAAAATGTAAAGACATGATTAACGGAGACTGGATATTATGAATCTAAGATGTTCTAAGTGTCAGCTAGTGTTTCTAGTCAACACCTTTGAAGATGTAAGGATCATACAGGCTATGTCTTGCCCAGAAGGAGCAGGTCACAAATTAAGTGAGGTGGCGTAATGGTCAAAGTTGAAAACCAAATGACTTACGGTTTTGATGACCCGCCTTTTGTTGAATTATGTGATTGTGATGAAAGTCATGTAAGATGTTTAGCCGAAAACTTTGAACATGTTAAACGAGAATATTATTGGATTGTAAGAGAGTTTGTTTGTATAAAATGTGAAATGGCTTGGATAAAAAGAACCTATGTTGTTGGTAAAGGCGATAATTGGGAAATAATTCAAGAGCCAACGGGTGATGCTGATGAGTAAGATTTTACATTCGTTTACTTTGCACGATCATACTTCTGAATTACTTCGTAAGAAATCAAAGAAAGGCTACATGAGTCAGAATGTTTCTGCTGCTATTGAATGGTACTATACATCGCCTATATGGACAAAAGAGATTGATGAAGATGGCGAATACACAGGCAAGTTAGTTAGAGCTAACAAAGGCGTTGTCATTGCTCCGTATGAGAGAAAGAAATACCAGGAGATTATAGGAACACTAAACAAACAAATAGACGCTCTTGAGGCTGACAAGAAAGCACTACAGAATAATAGGTTTAAGTTTTGGAAGAAGATGCCTCAATAGGGGGGTATATGACTCATATTGGTGAACCGAATACAGGATTAGATCCTGTAGGCGCATATACATCTGGATTCTCAACTTGAGGAATAATAGTCGAAGGGCTTGGTCTATACATTCCAGAGTATGGATTAGGAACATTAGGAATTATTAGATTGATAATTTGACTTATTGGATCGTCTCTAATTTCTGTTGCTGTTGCTTTCCAGGCATTATATTGAATTAACCAATCGTTGTATATGTCTAAACCAGATTCATATGCCCTTGTTCCAATGTCAAATTTAAATCCGTAATATGTAGCTAATCCACCAAGAATTAACGACATAGCAGAAACATCAGAAATTAGTGCTACTAGTGGAGTTGATATTCTGTTTACCTGGTAAGCTAGTAAACCATCAGAAATTAATTCTCGTTCTGATCGTCCTAATACAATTTCATGTCTAATGACTTGATCTGGTTTTGGTTTTGGCATTAATCCCACCTTAGACCGAATCTGATTGGATTATTAGAAAACGGATTTAAGTTACCTGTTGAAACGGTAGCGGGCAAAGCATTTGGCGAACCACTAGATAACGCAACTACTGCTCCTGAATTTCCTATTGAGGTCAAGTTAGGAAATGTTTGACTTACTGGTGAATATTTGAAACATGTATCAGCAGATTCAGCAGTAAAATTACCTGCTCCGCTTGTATCTTTTCTAACCCATGCAAAATGGTATTGAGTACCTGCAACTAACGCAGGTGTTCCTGTAAAACTTGTTAATGCGAGAACACCCGTTGCTGAAATTGAGATTGTACCTTCAGTAATTTTAGAATTAGGTAAACCACCAGAGTCGCTATAGATTCCAATTGTATAATCTGGAGTATCTGCATCTGAATTTACATTGACTTGTATTTCTGTAACTGTCCCAGTAACAGGAGAAATAAACGGCCTGAAATAGGGATTATTACTAGCTGTTGTCGAACTTGTTGAACTAGATTGAGTATTACCCCAAGGAGGCATACAAGATACCAGGTATAATTCTCTATTACTTGCAGGAAATGAACCATCACGATCAGGTAGTACAGGTTGATACCCAGAACCACCTCCACCAGTTGCTTCAATCGTTAATGTTCCGTTTGCACCAGTATCAGTAAATGCTATTCCCGTACCTGCTGTTAACACTCTTTCATTAGTTAGATCGCCATCTAAACCAAGAGTCAAGTAAGACGCATCATTTGGAGCTAATCCTGTTGGAGTTGCTGCTGTTACTGTTACATCACCAACACCTGAACCCGGACTCAATGTAATGTTAGTACCTGCAACTAACGATGTTACACCTGTGTTAGTGATCGTTGAAGCACCAGTAGCCGCAGATACTGAAATGCCTGTACCTGCTACATTTGAAGTGACACCTGTGTTAGTAATCGTTGAAGCACCAGTAGCCGCAGATACTGAAATACCTGTACCTGCTACATTTGAAGTTACACCTGTGTTTGCTATTGTTGCGTTAGATCCTGCTCCACCATCTGTTAATGATATTCCCGTACCTGCAGCTAATACTCGTTCATTAGTTAGAGTACCATTCAATGACATTACAACATATTCTGCATCTGTTGGCGCTCCTGATCCACCTCCACCAGTCAAAAAGCCGTCCCAATCACCACGGACTGCCATTCTAGCAAGTTGTACCAGGACTAATCTTCTCATTTCATCCTCATTCTCTGGTTCAATGAATAGTTTTTCTGCTACTCCCTGGAACTGGGCATAAGATAAATTCTCTAAATCAGTCTCTTTTAGTAACTCATATATTCTCATCGAGTAATTATTTGCATCTGGTAGTGGCATATCCTGGTTCTCCTTATGTTAAAAATCCGTCCCAATCACCCTTACATGCTGTAAGAGCTAATTTGATTAATACTAATCTTCGTAATTCGTCTTCATTTAACTCCTCAACAGATATTGGCTTTGCCGTATTATCTATTGTGGGATTTTCCCCAGATGCAATCTCTTCAAGCGTTTTACCTTGCATAATCGGATAAATCCTCTTTGAGGTTTTTTCCGCATTAGGTAAAGGACACATTTCATATCAACTACTTATTTTAATTGTTTAGAACGCATGTCAACTATTTTACGAACTGCTTCGTAATCTTTCATTGACATATATCCAGCACCTAACAGCTTGAACGCTTTTGATTGCATTTCTGCTAATCTTCTGCGACCTTGTGCTTTTGTCATCTTCATTTAGATCACCTTAAGCAGAAGTTATGTATTGTGCTGTAAAGTTTAGTTGAACCGGGATTCTACATGGCTTCATGTAAGGTTGTGCTTCAATTGGATCAGTTGCTGGAACTGCACCAGATAAGTTACCGTTTGACATAGTTACTTGTGCGCCACCTGCCACGCTTGTAATTAATGCCTGGTCTACTGAAGTAAACTGTGCCATAACACATACTTGCCCTTGCAAAGTTTCCCCAATTGTGTTTCCTGTCTGTAAATCAACTAGTTGGAATGTTCCCGCACCTGCCGCTACACTAGCACCAATAAAGATTCTAGGAACTCCTTGGTTGGTAACTACGGCAAGAGACGCATTACGGCCAGCCGCTACCATAGTGAAGACACGGAGTTGATCTCCAGCCATCAGAGTTACAGGACGAGCAAAGTCTGGTGTACCACATGCTACACCTTTTACTGCAAATGGTACTAGAGAAAGAATCAATCCCTTCCTTAGTATGTATGCGTATGATATGTTAGCTCCTGCTGTAACAATTCCAGAAGTTACGGTTTGACCTGTTGCAAAGTCTCCAATGTTCTGTGCTGTTACTGTATAAGCTACATCTGTAGTCAGACTTGCTTCTGTGCCGTCTGTGATTGTTGCATTTAGAGGAATCTTGAAACCACTAGAGCAGTTTAGAACACCTGTTACATTTTGTGTTGTCATCTTAGATCACCTCAAAGTTTGAAACCTGCTCCTAAAGGTTTGAAAATGTTACGATTTACATTTGAAATAGGTCTGCGAAGTAATCTCTTACCTAATCTAAAGCCAATACCAATGCCTAATGATTGTATAGCCATAGCCTGGTAATTATTCATAAAGTTTGATTGAACAACACCGAATGCCTGGTCAGGAGAACTAATCAGATCTCCCAAAGAAATCGCATCTGCTCCAACTGCCATAGGTGCAGCATAAGCTTGAAGCATACTTGACCCAACACTTGGAGTCTTAAACCCAATATCTGTTGGGCCTGTAATTAATCCTACAGGAGACGTTCCCATCAATCCTTGGGTTAATACATTTGCATAAGCGTAACTTTCTGCAACATTCAATAGTGAAGTTGTTCGACTTCTTCGGCGTGGACTAGACTTTCTTCTACGAGCCATAACTTATCTGGTGAATAGTAGGCTTATGAATCTTGACTAGTAAAAAGAC